ATCTCTATGTGCTTGCTGTCTCGAAACATTAAATGTTGATTGGGCATAAGCACGAACTCCTTTTGGAGAAATTCCTAAATCTAAAAGACGTTTCAACCTTTCTAAATCTTGTGATCGAAGTTCATTGGAACGTCTTGAATTAACCATAGGCACTTTACATTTACTGCTCTATTATACTAGCATAAATATAGATAAAACAACATTCAATTATGGGAAGAATTAAAGATTTACTTTTGAGAAATCAGGAGAGCCAAGATCAACCAAATCCAAATGAAATTAAGCTTTCATTCAATGATCAATGGTTTTTATTAACTACAATGATTGCTTTCATAAAACATTCAAAATATAGTCTAAATAGGAAAATGAGATTAATGAAATTATTAGATATTTTTATACTTGCATCAATTAGAGGGAGATCAATAAAATTTAGGAAAATGATTGCCACAACTAAAAAATAACTGCTATAATAAAGGAGTAATTTACTTTATTCGCTATGCCAATCTTTGAGATTACAGATTGCAATGGAAACACTCACTCCGTTGATCTATCTAAAACACCCATCAAAAATATTGATGATCTAAAAGCTGAGTTTAAAAAATTTGATGAAAAGAAAAAGAAAAATTCTTTTCGTCCTACCTTAAGAGAAACTCAAGCAATGCAAGCAAGAAATAGAGGAGGTTATTAAAATGTCAGCTTATCTATGTTCGGACGATACTCTTAATGCTTTATCTACTTTTTATTATATGAAAAGTGGTAAAACAGATGCAGAAAGAAAATCTAATGTTTTAAGAGCTATTAGAAAATCTAACAAAAAATCTTGGTACGAAAGACAGAAAGTTGCTGAAACTTACGAACAAAGAATGAAACAAATTGCTGATTTCGATAAGTTTTGTGATGGTCTTTATGACATTTGGTTAGATCAATATTCTGAAGGCGATTTTTACAAAATGATTTTTAATATCTTATTAAGAGAAAATCAAAATTCTCTTATGGCTAGATATAACGATAAAGAATATGCCGAAAGACCTTCTTATAAATATCTCATGTCTAATTGTGTTGTCTATTGGAATGACCATGATCAATTAGGTTATTTAGTCGGAATTATTAACAATTATGATTATCAATCTTGCGAACACGGAAACTATCAAGATTCTTTGGGTTATGCAATTCTTGATCAAATAAAAGAAATGCTACTTAATGAATTAAAACTTGGTGAGATTTGGGATTTTGACGAGTCTAAATTTATCCAAGAAAATAAATTATTTGAGGTTGCAAAATGAAAAAGTACATCACTCGAATTTATAGAAGTGACTCTATAGACTCAATCGAACAAGCCGATAAAGAACATATGAGACTTATTAATTTAGGTTATAAAGTCAATAAAACATATGATTTTTTATTTTCTTGCCAAATGAATTACGAACTCATTTCTTAATTTCTTTTCACATATATAGACTTACGAGGTATTATTTAGTTAATACCTCTTTTTTATTGGAAATGTCAGAAAAAGACTTAGAAAGAATTAAAAATATCTACGGCAAACGCAATCCTAAAACTCATATTGAACAGCGTTGTCAAAGACTTTATACAAAACAATTAGACGGACTTTCTACAAGGCAATTAGTTTTACAACACGCACAAAGAGAAAGCATCTCCGAAAAAACAGCTTGGGCAGATTGGAAAAGAGTCACCGAATGGAACTCGCAAGATTTAGAACGAGATAGAGCCGATATACTCTCTCGTTTACATTCCATGCGACAAAGATTGTTTAATGCTGCTTTGAAAAAAGGTCAACTGCAAACTGCACACATGATTTTAGATTCGCTAGGTCGAGCAAACGGAGAGAATCAAGAAGCACTAAATGTAAATATGCCACCTTCGCTAAACATTCAAATCGAAAGCCGAGAATAAGCATTCAATTTTAAGCATCTGGTAAAGCCTAACTCGTATAATACAGGTGTACTACTTGACAAATCGACATGAGATTGGCAGAGATTAAGCCATTCAATTTTTGCATTCAGTTTTTACATTCAGTTGACAAAGCCAGCTGCAAATCGCATTCAGTTTTTGCTGACCTGGACCCGCCCTGGTGTTTACTTGGACATTACCTGGTGTTTACCTGGTCTCGAACCTGGTCGCAAAAAAACATTCAATTTCGAGGGTACTAAGACATTCAACCTTTGGAACGGAGGGCTTACAAGCGATTCTGAAGGGAGCAAATCGCAAAAAACCATTCAATTTCCAGCTGACCAGGAGGTTTCCAGGTGTTTACCAGGCAAAAAAAAATGGGAGAGACCTGGACGCCTCTACCCATTTGAAACCACTTAACAAATTACCATGTTTTACCATGACGAGGGGATCTCACTCCCTCTCCTATATTATAGCAGTTATTTTTCTAATTGTGCAACTTTTTCTTCGAGAGTTTGTATTCTCGTTTCGAGGTTAACAATTAGTTCCGAGACATTCTCGAACAAAGTAGCGGTTCCGTTGTGAGTAAATTCCACCCCTTTGGTCAAGTTTGCCAGGCTTTCACCCAGGCTTTTAACTACTAAGGCTTGTGGAACGAAAACTTCGTCAATCAGCTGGACAAGCCTGCCGTTTGTTGCTTTTTCGTTGGTGTCTAGTGTTTCGAGGACTTTTTTGAAGTCTCTTTCGTTTGAGTTTGTCATAAGTTTAGAAATAAAAGGAGGCCGAAGCCTCCAGGTTTACTGATTAGGAAATTGGTTTTCTGTCCAGGTTGCGTATGGTGAACTGATCACTGCACCCTGGCTTTTACCCTGGTCTGTCCAGGTTTGATAGTATCCGACTGTATTACCGCTAACGTCCCTTAATGGGAGCTGGCTTTCCTGAAGTTTGTCCAGGTGTTCCAGGCGATCAGCCAGGAGTCGTAATATCCTGGCAACCTCGGTTCCTTCCTGGCAACTGAATGCCTGGTTGTCGGTGTTGATTTTGACTTTAAGCATAGCAATAAGAGTGAGAGAGGAGCCGAAGCTCCTCGTTGTTTACATGAATTTGGAGATAGGAGCTGGCGTGAAGTGAATATCACGTTCAATACCTAATCCGAGAAAGTTGGTGAAGCCTTCAAGCTGATCTAAGGTAAAATACCCTAGTTCCTTATATTCTCCATCAACTAATCCGAAGAACTCTCTAGTCTTTGGGTCGTATTCTGTAGCATACCAAGTCCAACTACCGCAAGGGTCGAAGAACTTGGCGTATGCTATAGCCTCGTCTCCTTTGCCATCTTGAGCATAAAGAGAAGGGAGCTTTTTCTCAAGCTCCTTAGTTAATAACTTCATGGTCTAGTGTACTCCCAATTAATTGTTGAGTAGTCTGTCATGGCGTCCCTTTGATGGGCTCCCCATGTGCCAAGTAGTAAAAGAACTACTGACATGAAGGCTAGGTAACCTAGTGTGAATTTCATAGCTTTAAGAATAAAGTTCAATTAGTAAAAGCTCGTAAGCCTTCTTACGAAGGTTAGGATCGAGAGGATCCTCTTGGTAGAGTTCCTCTTCGATCTCTTCGAGCCTTGTCTCCTTGTAGGAGTCAAAGATCAAATTGGTCATTGGCCTCGATCATGCCTTGGTCAAAGTAGTCTTGAGCTTTCTCTTCGAGTTCCTCTTCGAGATCCTCTAGAGCTTGTTGGTCGTTTGGCTTAATGCCTCTCGATCTTGCCTCGTCATCTACGTATGCGTCCCATTCCGTGCCGTAACACTTGGGACGATTGTAAATAATGGTCATGCTTGCACTTCCATTTCTTTAACCAAAGTCTTAGCCAACTTCTGTTTGGTGTCGTCTTTGGCATTCCATCTAATGAAGCTTTCGATTGCCGCTACAAGTAGAGGACGGAAGCTGTCAGATGAAACATCAAACTCGATTTTGTCTCCATCTACTAGAGAGATAGATAACCCGTAATCTGAAAGATTAAGAGATTGCACACCTGAAAAAGTGTAAGTTGCTTTTGGTTTCATAGCAGAAAAGTTAATTAAGTTTTCTAGGTTCGTAAGGTTTTTTATTCCTTACTCTTATATTATACCAGATATTCTTACTGATATATGTATAAGAGCAATATTTGTAACAAAACTTAACATAGGGGTGGAGTTGCAAAAAAAATCTTTATTTACCCTGGGGTGAGGAACCTGCTGATACAGTACAGAATAAGTTGCTGTTATAGTAAAAGTGGTTATTATTTTTATATGGCAGTAGCGGAAGCATTAAATTTACGATGGGCACAGGGGGAGGTGTTCAAAGCTGATGAAAGATTTAGGGTGCTTGTAGCTGGAAGAAGATTTGGTAAAAGTTATTTAAGTTGTGTTGAGTTATTAAAGGGTGCTATATCGAAGCCAGGGGAGACATATTTTTATTGTGCTCCTACATACCGAATGGCAAAAGACATTGCATGGAAAACATTGAAGAAATTAGTACCAAAGCAGTGGATCAAATCTAAAAATGAGACAGATTTAAAGATTGAGTTAGTAAATGAATCAACTATTGAGTTAAAGGGAACTGAAAACGCTATGGCATTGAGAGGTCGTAGTTTAAGTGGTGTTGTTTTAGACGAAGCTGCATTTATGGACAGAGAGGTATGGTCTGAGGTTATAAGACCTGCGTTAGCAGATAAGCAAGGTTGGGCGTTATTTATTTCTACACCAGATGGTACGGCCAGTTGGTTTTACGATTTATGGTGTTATGTCCCCGAAGATGAAAGTGGAGATTGGAAGAGATGGAGTTTTACCACTATCGAGGGGGGTAATGTTCCGAAAGAAGAGGTTGAAGCAGCTAGGGGTCAGTTAGATAATCGTACATTTCGGCAAGAATTTGAAGCGAGCTTTGAAAATCTAACGGGATTAGTGGCAGTTAGCTTTGATGATGAAAATATATCGTCCGAAGCTGCTGATTTACATATGTTACCGCTATATATGGGGGTGGATTTTAACGTAGACCCGCTTTGTGGGATATGTGCGGTCAAAAGTAACGAAAATTTGTATGTTTTTGACGAAATTATCTTAACTGGCGGTGCTACTACATGGGATTTTGCTGAAGAAGTGGTAAATAGATATGGAGTTGAGCGAAGAATTATCACTTGTCCTGACCCTACGGGTGGTGCTCGCAAAACAAGTGGAGTTGGGCTTACGGATCATACAATTTTACGAAGAAGTGGTTTTACCGTGTCTAGTCCAAAGGCTCCTTGGAAGATTCGAGACAAAATTACTGCTGTAAATACAGCTTTATATGATGCAAATGGAGATCGAAGAACTTTTATACACCCTAGATGTAAAGAATTGATAAAATCGCTTAGAACTTTAACTTATGCACCAAATACAGGTATGCCAAATAAAAATTTAGGAGTTGACCACGCATTTGACGCTTTTGGTTATCTTTGTCTACAGCAATTTAATTTAGCAAAACCAGAGACACTCGGCCAAACTTCGTTTAGAATATATTAAGAGTTACTTTTTATTATGCCTGGACATTACGGTTCAATGAAACCCAAAGGTAAAAAGAAGAAAAAGAAAGGAACTAAGAAAAGTGGCAAACATTCCTGTTAATAAAGCCTTATATTCAAGAGTAAAATCAGAAGCTAAACGCAAATTTGCTGTTTATCCTTCTGCTTACGCTAACGCATGGCTTGTACGAGAGTATAAAAAGCGTGGTGGTACTTATCGCACGGGAACTAAGAAACGTGGCAAGAAGTAGTGGCGGTTTAACCCGTTGGTTCAAGGAAAATTGGGTAGATGTCAAAACTGGCAAACCTTGTGGCCGATCAAAAGGCGAAAAACGAGGTTATCCTGCTTGTAGACCTAGTAAACGTGTATCAAGTAAGACACCTAAGACTGCTTCAGAGATGTCATCAGCCGAAAAAGCACGATTTAAACGTGCAAAGACAGGAAGTAAGAAGATAAGTTATCAACATAGACGTAAAAAGAAGAAGAAATAGCTGTAAAAAACACAATTTCACGGTAATATAATCGTATATATACTTTTTTCTTAGAATAATGGCATTTTTTCGTGGAGAAGAAGGTTCTGTTTTGTTTGATAAAGCAGGATCTTCGGCCACTGTAGTGGCAGGTACAACATCATGGACTTTAGATATTTCTAAAGATGTTCTAGAAACAACAGATCATGGCGATACTTTCCGTAATTATACAGGCGGATTAGTCTCTGGAACTGGAACTATTGAACTTCAATACACTCAAGGTGCTTCAAGCTCTAAAGAGCAGGAATTAATTAATGATATTCTTGATGCTCCGTCAACTGAAGCTGAATCAGCTAATGCACAATTTAAGCTATATTTAGCTACCACTGGTACTAAAGGCTTTACTTTTGATGGCATTATCACAAGTGCATCTTTCGGTACAACAGTTGGTGATTTAACTACTGTTAGTTGTTCATTCCAAACTTGTGGTGCTATAACTGGTGCTTTAGACGCTTAAAATGCCTAGAAAAAAAGGAGTAAGTTTGTCTGTTGGACGAGGCGAAAAGTCTCGGAAGGGAGGACTTACTGCCAAAGGTAGAGCAAAATATAATCGTGCCACAGGTAGCAATTTAAAAGCACCTGTAACAGAAAAAAGTCCGACAGGAAAAAGGGCAGCCAGACGAAAATCATTTTGTGCCAGAATGAAAGGAGTCAAAGGCCCAACAAGTAAAGGCGGTAAATTAACAAGAAAAGGACTAGCATTAAAACGATGGAGATGTAGCTAATGACCTACGCACTACCAGGAATGTTAAAAACTAGCATTACTGCTACTACATATATTGGTAGTACTGATAGTCCTTTTACTCGAAATCGTGCAGTATTAGACATGGTTAAGGGTTGGGAGATAATGAAAGCTGTTAGTGAAGGTACAGAATATTTAAGAGAAAACAGTGAAGCATTTTTACCATTAGAACCAAGAGAAGATTATGATGCTTACCTTGCAAGAGTGAACAGATCAGTATTTAGTCCTTTTACGCAGAGATTAATAAGAGCAGCTACAGGTTTAGTTCTTCGTAAACCAATATCTTTAGTAGGAGATCCTTATTGGACTGAGATGTTTAAGATGGACGTTGACGGTTGCAAATCAGATTTAGATGAATATGCAAGAAGATTATTAATGTGTTCTCTTACTTATGGTCAAAGTCATATTCTTGTAGATTATCCTGCACCTGGAGGAGCAGTAAGTCTAGCTGAAGAGCGTTCACAAAATCGCAGACCCTATTGGATAGAGGTCGATCCAACAAATATTTATGGCTGGAGATTAGATAGAGAAGCAAATTATGGAAATCTTGTTCAAGTAAGAATTGCAGAAAAAGCTGTATTACCTGATGGTGCTTTTGGTGAAAAGATATATGACCAGATGAGAGTGATAGAACCTGGTCGTTATCGTCTATTTAGAAGAAAAGAAACTGTAGAGGATATGTATGAGGAAAACGATGGTGCATATGCAGGTAATATGCAAGGAACACCAAATGAAAAAGATTTTGAATTAGCTGAATCAGGGCAGTTTTCTTTAGGTGAAATACCTTTGGTTACTATTTATTCTGGCAAAGTAGACAATATGACAAGCAAACCACCATTATTGGATATTGCTTACTTAAATCTTGCACATTATCAAAGACAAGCCGATTTAATTCACAGTTTGCACGTTGCATCCCAACCACTATTGGTTATGGAGGGTTATGACGACCAGACAAAAGACCTTGCTATCAGTGTAAACTACGCAATGGCAACTCAGCCAGGTAACAAAGTTTACTATGTAGAGCCAGCGAGTAGTGCTTTTGATGCTCAATCTGCTGAGATCAAGGAATTACAGATGCAGATGGCAACATTAGGCATCAGTACATTATCACAACAGAAGTTTGTTGCGGAATCAGCAGATGCTCGCAGACTAGATCGTGTGGATACAAACTCGATGCTTGCAATGGTTTCTATGGAACTAGAGCAAAAATTACAAAAAGCCTTCAATCTCTCAGCCGAATATGTTGGAATCGAGCCACCAGAAGTAAAAATAAGCAGAGACTTTGATATTGAAAGATTAATTGGACAAGATATTACAGCTTTAACATCATTATTCGATCAACAAGTCATTGATAGAGAAGAATTTAGAGATATTTTGGTACAAGGTGAAGTTTTACCAACAGCAAATGAGGTCAAACCCGAATAGTTTGCTACAATAGTATGTAAATACATACAAATCATGGGCAAGCACTTAGATTATGTTCAGCAATCTGATGGAACATATAAGTGGCAACTGGCAGAAATCCCTGCTGTCAAATCCACTCCAGCAGAAACACCAAAAGCTAAAAAAGAAACTAAGAAAGTTTCAAAGAAAAAATCTACAAGTCCACTATCTGACTAATCTATGGCAATCGAAGAAAAAGTAGTTCAGCCTGAGTCCGTGACTCCTGCCGATCAGCCCGTGGCTGAAACTCCTTCACAACCACAAGCACCAAACTTAGACGCTGTAAAAGCAGAATATGAAGCAAAATTAGCTGCTGCCCAAAAAGAAGCTGCTGAAGCCCAGGAAAAGTTTCAAGGAATAAAAGGTAAACTCGATGAGGTTTATAAGCAAAAAGAAGAAAAACGCACCAAAGAGCTAGAAGATCAAGGGCAATACAAAACTCTTTGGGAAGAAGCAAATAAAACTGCACAAGATAAAGATGCACAGATCAATAACTTGTCTCAGCAGTTACAAGATATGAAAACTTCTAACGAAGTTGCTACTACAAAACAAACAGCACTTGCAGCTATTAGTAATCTTAATGCCATCAACGCAGAACAAACCTTATCATTACTGCAAGGTAAGTTGCAAAGAAACGCTGAAGGTAAAGTAGTAATCATAGATGGCGGTGTAGAACAGGATCTCAATGCCTATCTCACAAGTCTCAAAAATCCTGGTAGTGGTTGGGAGCATCATTTCAAACCAAGTTCTGCTGCTGGAATGGGTGCAAAGCCTAGCCCTGTTGGAAATGTGTCAGGTGGCTCAGATAATCCTTGGAAGACTGGCAATTTGACGCAACAGCTTATAATGGAGAATGAGAACCCCGACCTCGCAGCCGTGCTGAAGAGGGAGGCTCAAA